GTAAAGGTTTATCATTGTACACTCGATATTGGGCACACCGTCGACCTCCTGTAATTCCCCTTTAATGTTCCAACTCCATCCAAACCACTTTAAGATTACTGTTTTTTGGCTCCACTGCACTATTTGATATAATAATGGTGCAATCTGTTTCATTTCTTCATCAACTCTCTGGGCTATTTTGTCCAGTCGGTACTTGTTTTCAATCTGTAATCGCTTTTGTTCGTCCCGTTCTTTAGTCATTTCCTTGACTGCTTTGAAACCGTTTGCTCTGGCTTTTTCCCTATTCATGCCCGTTTGTACATGGCCACCTACTGTTAGCGTAGGAATTAGGGTTTTCATCTCATTAAGGAACTTTTGAGGGTTCGGGGCGTTATTGGTTGGTTCTATCATAATAATCCGCTTTTCTTTTGGGTTAAAGTTCGTTTTGTTAAAAATCCGTAGTCCATAAATTCGCTTAGTTGGTTCTCTGGGAGTTTCTTTTTGTGTACGTCCTCGCACCAAGTCATCATTAAAGCGTCAGCACAATCAGGGGAACTTAAACCCCTTTTCTTCATATCTGCCTTTTTCTCAACTTGGATTAGGTTTTTATCGTTATATCCGTATTCTGCGCCTGTCAAATCCTGAATAAGCTCGTTATCGTTTGGGAGTTCAATTCCAGCTTTTATAGCTTCATTCATCTTGCCCCACATCTCAGCACGTTTGTTGAAATAAAGGTTTTTGTTTTTGGGCTCGGCTCCCGCATGTACTTCAAAAATTAAACTTTCATCAACTAATTGTTTTAATCTATCCACCACACCACCACCTACACCGTCACCATCAACAAAAATAATCTCTGGTCTTTCTTCTTTGGTGTGCCGTGCAATTATGCTTGCTGAGGCCATTAAATCCAATCCACGCCATTTTTTAAGTAAGGTAACCTTACGGCCCTGCCTCTTAATTAAAACGTTCTGATCGTCCCCAAAACGGGCTATGTCAACCCCTAGAATGACTGGAAAGTGTTCGTATCCCTCCGCCTTATAGTGCAAACAATTTTCTACATCTTCGCTTGATATAAATTGGTTATTTCCAGCCCTTGGGAAAACTCCTTTTACCCTTACCCTTACAAAATCAGAATCTTCGCCGTAATCCTCGACCCATTGGGATATTTTTTCTTTATTCGTGATCTTTACGGTTCTACTGTCTACCGTAGTTCCTCGCCATCGGTGGGCTTGGCTTCCAAAACATTCCCTAAAACTTCCTGTATTCTTAGTTGGGTTTCCAAAAACAAACCAAAGTATTTGGGTAAATTGGTCTGTTAGGGCTCCCTCTGTTACTTCCCAAATTTCCCTAGGGATTGCGCTTGCTTCATCAAAGATAACTAGGATTCGTTTTCCCTCATTATGTAACCCTGCGAAAGCCTCGGTATTATTAAGGCTCCATGGTATCATATCAGCCCGCCAAGTCTTCTCTCTGTCGGGTTCTACGCTAAAAAGGCTAGTTGCGGTGTATTTAAAAAGATATTTAGCATACCAACAAAGCCTAAACCATTTAGCAAGTTCACTCCATGTTTTGGTTTTTAACTGGTTCTCAGTGTTGGCAGTAACTACGATTTTGGTATCTTCAAAGGTTGAAATAGCCCAAAGTATTATCCAACTTACAGTACAACTCTTTCCGATTCCATGTCCTGATTTTATAGCGTCCTGAATAATTTGGGATTCTTTGCCTGTGTTATTTTTTAAATCTTCGCCTAGTTCTTTTAAAAACTTAGTTTGCCATTCATCTGGGCCTTCTCTGCCTGTAAGTTCACCCTCTCCCCATTTAAAAGAGTACATAACCCATTTGTAAGGGTCATTGGTCATTCTCCCAAGGTCTCCTAGGAGTTCTTTAAGGAGGTTAGGCTCCACGTTCTCTAGCTTTGTTTAGTTCACTTGAGATTGAGATAGTTCCCTCATGTTTTAGTCTCTCGACAAATAGGGCTTCCGCTTTACCTAGTAACTCACTTGCTTTTAGTCTGTCTTTGTAATCTGCACCCTCTATTAATCCCTGTGCGGTTCCTGACCAAAACTCTTTAAGGTCTTTTACGGTCATTATTCGGTTATTTGAAGCTTGTTCGGTTCTCTCTTTGATATAATCTTGAATCAAAGGTTTTAACAAGTTTTCGCTTGCTATCTGTTGTGCTGTATCCTCGGAGTATCCCGCCTTTATAGCAGATTGGGTTCCGTTGAAACTTTGTAAGTAAAAATCACAAAAAGCCTTCTGTTTTTCGGTCATTTTCTGCGGTTTTTGCTCTATTTTAGCCATATCGTTAAAGTTAATATAAATTAAATAGAGTGTTTGTCAAGTGTTATTTTTGACTGTCCTATGGGTTTCCCGTCTCCTATTTTTACCTCTAAGTCTTTCATGTCTCCCTCATAAGTTGGAATTTTAAATGGTTCGTTAACCTTAATTAAGGATACGCCTTCCATTTTATCCCATTGGCTACCACTCATAAGCGTAACATCTTCTAATAACTTTTTTCTCCAGTGTTCAATCATAAAACTATCTGATATAATTTTGAACCTACCACTTTGTATTGGCTTAGGATTAAACACCCCTGGGTCGTGTTCAATATCACCTAAAAACCAAGTATGTAGGCAACTTTTGCAAGCGTGTCTTTCTGTGTAGTTTTCACATTCATAATCTGTAGGGTCTTTGTAAACAGAATACTTCCCGCACTTAGGGCAAAACAAGTCTACTTTTTCAAATTTCATACCTGCACCTGCGGGTATTGGTATTCCAACCAGGTATTAAATTTGTGGTCTCGGTCTTTGCAGTGTCCCCAAAGCGTCAAACCTTCATAAGCCTCCCACATCCGCCAGTTCCTTGAACACCATTTCAGATAATCTTGCATGTGAGAAAAGAAGTTCTCGGAGTCTTTGATGTACTTAAGGCGTTTGTAAGTAGTCCATCTAAAATTAAAGTTTTTCATGGTAATTCTTTCCATATTGTTTTGGGGTTAACTTTTTTGTCTGCTAATCTCATTTTTTGTCTTAAGTCTGGTTTTTTTAGTTTGTCCTTTGCACTTTCTATTTCTCTACAAATCTTCCCTAACTTATTTTGTAGGGCAATCTTTTGAGCTATACCACGGCCATAAATTACATGATTTTTAACATTCTCTATATCTTTTTCTAAATCTTCTTTTGAGTACATTAATATTCCTTTATTGCTTTCTCTAGTTTGTCAACTGCTAGTTTATAATCTGCTTTACCTGTGCTATGTCGTTTTGTTAGTGCTAACTCAAATTTTGCGGGGTAGTGTTCTTTTAACCATTCTGAAAAACCTATTGGGCCGGCGTGTGGGGAAATTTCAGGGTCGAAATTATGGTGCGTTGCGCAAAGTAAAAGCCCGTTTTCTGGGTCGTGCCTTAAGTGTGTTACCACTCTACTAACAATGTGGTGGGCGTGTAGTTGACCTTCAGATGTGCCACAAACAGCACAAACCCTTTGCATGTGGATTAGCTTGCCCCAAAGCTTGTCAGCCTTCACTTTAATAGGGTCTTTTTTTCTTTTCTTTTTTACTTTAGGTATTTGCATTTACTCTTTCACCTTGATTTCTATTTCTTTCCAAAATTTCATCGCATTGTCTGGGTTGTCGTCGTCTGGTCGGTCTGTGACAAAAAGCCATCCATCGTTGTCTAACCTAGCCACCGAGTAGCCTATAATTTTACTATCCATGTCCATTACTAGGGTTCCCTTTGGTGGTGCGGTCTTTTTGTTTAGTTGCTTTTTGAGTTCGGCGATTTCTTTTTGTAGATCGGCCAGTCTTTGATATGGGTTTTCGTTACTTGAGAAGCAAAAATTAAATTTATTTCCGTCAATAACAGGGGATTTACAGTCACTCATCTTTCTTTCCTTCATTAGTGTTTTATTATGCAGTTATATCCCAACATTCGTCTATATCCTAGTTGTAGTCAATTAATTTGCTGTTGAGGTGTTAAAAATCTATTACAATTATTACACCAATTAAAACCTCGATCGTTTGGGCTTGG